CAAATCACATGATACTGAATTAAGTGGATATGCAGGCACTGGTGAAGGTGCAATCATTGGCACTAATGAAGTCAGGACTGCATATCAGACATTGCTTGACTATAAGAAGAATAAAGCATCACTTGAAAAGAGACTTACTGAAAATGAAAAGTTCTGGAAAATGAATCACTGGGAAGTGGTTACAGATAGTCAAGGAGAAATATCCGAACAAAAAACAAAAAGAATTAAACCTAAGAGTGCGTGGCTTGTTAACACAATAATGAATAAACATGCTGATGCTATGGATAACTTTCCAGAACCTAATGTACTTCCTAGAACTAAGGATGATGAGCATGTAGCAAAGGTACTTACAGAGATTGTTCCAGTAATTTTGGCACAAAACAATTATCCAAAGGTATATTCAGCATGTGCATATGACAAAATTAAAAGCGGTTCATCTATTCAAGGTGTATTCTGGAATAATGACAAGAATAACGGATTAGGAGACATTGATGTAAAGAATATTGACCCATTGCTCCTGTTTTGGAAGAGTGGAATTACTGATATTCAGGACAGTCCAAATGTATTTTATGTAACCTACATGGATGATGAGGAACTAAAAGCAAGATATCCTGAATTAAAAAGTGTAGGTGGAAATGGACCTGACAATGTCCAGCAGCTTAAAAACTATGATGAAGATGTAGATACAGTTGGACAAACTGCAGTTATTGACTGGTATTACAAGAGAAGAATTAAGCAGGTAGACTCTTTAGGCATTCCACAGACTAAGACAGTGGTTCATTATGTAAAGTTTTGTAATGAGCAGGTACTTTATGCATCAGAAAATGACCCAAATTATGCAGAAACTGGATGGTATCAGCATGGAAAATATCCGTTTGTATTTGATGTGTTATTGCCAGTAAAAGCAAGTCTATGTGGTTTTGGATATATAGACCTTATCTCAGACGATCAAATATTTATTGATAAGCTTCAGCAGGCTATTCTTGAAAATGCTATTGTAAATGCTAGACCTAGAAAAGCATTTTCAAATTCATGTGGAATAAACGAAGAAGAATACTTAGATATTGAAAAACCTATAGTGCATTTTGATGGTTCAATTGATGAAAACAAGACCATGGATTTAAGCGGAACACCATTAAATGGTATTTATGAGTCTGTTTATCTGCAGAAGGTTCAGGAAATGAAAGATACTTCTGGTAATACCGCAGCATCACAAGGCCAGACAAGCAATGTTACTACTGCAAGTGGTATTGCATCATTACAGGAAGCAGCAGGAAAACTCAGTAGAGATTCTTCACAAGAAAGTTATGAAGCATTTAAAGAGGTATGTTACCAGGTAATAGAGCTTATTAGACAGTTCTATACAGAAGAAAGATGCTTTAGAGTTGTAGGTGAAAATGGAGAATATACTTTTGAGCAGTTTGATAACAGAGAATTGCTACCTCAAAATCAGGGCCAGATACCTTTACCTAATGGAGAAACACTTGATTTAGGAAGCAGACTTCCAATAGTTGATATCGAAGTAAGACCACAGAAGAAGAGTGCATATTCAAAGGAAACACAGAATCAGACTGCACTTAATCTATATAACTTAGGATTTTTTGCACCAAACAATGGTGATGCAGCACTTGCTTGCTTAGATATGATGGATTTTGATGGAATTGAAAAGATAAGAGATCGAGTATCACAAAATGCTACATTGTTTATGCAGGTCCAGCAGTTAACATCATTACTTATACAGTTTGTGCCAGAGGTTGCTGCACAAATGGGATTAGTTCCACAAATGGCATCTGTAGCCCAGCCACAAGGCGGTGGAAGTGTAAAAGAAGCATCAAGAGGAAGTCTTTCATCTCAAGCAGCAAACGCTACTAGAGAATCAACTGCACCAAGGAGCTAAGAATGATAGAGATAGAATACTATGAGAAAAATGGAAGGTATGCGATATCTGCTAAAGGACATGCGAATTATGCACCTGAAGGCCAAGACATAGTATGTGCTGCAGTATCATCTCTTTTACAGACACTAGGCAACTATCTACTAGAACATGCACAAGAAGATGATATTACTATTTTGGAAGTAAAGTTTGAAAAGGGAGATTTGAACATAGAAGCTATTGAAGATTATTACATTAATAAGCTGGAAGTTCCTTATAAAATGACTAAAGAAGGCCTTGAAGATATTGCAGAAATATATCCAGGATATGTAAAAATTACTTGCAAATAGAAAATTGACACCTCAGAGGGTGGAAGCAAGTAAAAAATATTTTTTATCATTAAGCCATAGAACAGCGAGAACGTTCTATGGCTTTTTATTATGTGTTTTATACCACGATTGCTGATTTAATCGGCTGACACTTCGGAAAGGAACGATGGAGAACATGAAAAAGAAAATCAATTTGCAGCTTTTTGCTGATGGTGGAGCAGGTGCAGGCACTGGCGCAAGTGCAGGTATTGGTTCAACTGGCAGTGAAGCAGGTGAAGCTGCTACTGGTGTATTAGGAGATTCCCCAGTATCTCATGAGGGTGGAGACTTAAGTGACATAGTTTACGGAAAGTCTGAACAGACACTAACCCAGTCTAACAATGATGTTGATGCACCTAAAGACATCAAACCAGAGGACAGACAAAAAGCCTTTGACAACATGATTAAAAAGGGCGGTGAATATGCGGAAGAGTTCAATAAAAGAACTCAGGCAATCATTGACAAGCGTTTCAAAGAAACCAAGGGTTTACAAGAACAGCTTGAAGGCCAAAAAAGCATCATGGAAGCATTGGCTGCCAAGTATGGTGTAGATTCTGCAGATATTAATGCAATATCGAAAGCTATTGATGCAGACAATTCTATGTGGGAAGAAGCTGCATACAAAGAAGGCTTATCGGTTGAAGCTTATAAGCAGAAGATGGCACTTGAAAGGGAAAATGCACAGTTGCGTGAAGCCCAGGAACAGTTAAAAGCACAGCAGGGCGCAGAGAAAATCTATTCTCAGTGGCTTGAAGATGCAGAAGCAGTAAAACAGAAATATGGCTGGGATTTTGATATGGCAACTGAGCTTGAAAATAAGGATTTTACAGACTTGCTAGGAGCAGGAGTACAGTTTGAAGCAGCTTTTAAGGCAATTCACATGGATGAAATTGTTAACGGAGCAATGGCAAAGACTGCACAAAAAGTTTCAGAAGCAGTTGTAAATAACGTTAGAAGTAGAGCAAGCAGACCTAACGAAAATGGTATTGAGTCCTCAAACGCACGTACATTTAAGTCAGATCCAAATCAGTTTACGGATGCTGACATGGAAGAAATTGCAAGACGTGTAGAGGCAGGAGAAAGAATTGTCCTCTAACGTCAGAGAGGAGAATTAAATGAATAAGAATAGAAAGTTAATCAATTTACAGCTTATGAATGCAGTTTCACCTAATGCTACAACAGATGCAGCATTAAGTGATGAGATGAAGACATATTATGACAAGGAGCTTATCAGACTTGTATCTGCAAACCTTGTTCATGACCAGTTTGCACAGACTCGTGACATTCCTAAGAATGGTGGTAAGACAATCGAGTTTAGACAGTTTGACCCACTTCCAAAGTCATTGACTCCATTAACAGAAGGTGTAACACCTGATGGACGTAAGGTATCTGTAAAGTCAAAGACTGCAGATGTAGAGCAGTATGGTGACTATGTACCATACACAGATGTCATTGATTTGACAGCTATTGACCCTATGGTACTTGAAATTACTCGTCTTATTGCAGATCAGGCAGCACGTACTCTTGATTCTATTACAAGAGATGCTATTGCAGCCGGAACTCAGGTAAATTACGTTAACAATCGTCTTTCACGTTCAACTCTTACTACATCAGATAAGATTGACGTTGACACAATTGTTAGAGCTGCAACTCTTCTTAAGAGAGGTAATACTCCTAAGATTAATGGTGAATATGTAGGTATCATTCATCCTGATGTTGCGTATGACCTTATGCGTGACCCAGAATTCGTTGAATGGCAGAAGTATACAACTTCTGACAAGCTTTTCAAGGGTGAAATCGGAAAGATTGGTGGTGTTCGTTTCGTAGAGACAACAGAAGCAAAAATCTGGAATGATAGCACATGCCCTGTAAAGACTGCAGCATCTGGTGAAACCCCAGCAACTTACTATTCAGTATATTCAACACTTATTGTTGGTCTTAATGCATATGCAACTACAAAGGTTACAGGCGGTGGATTACAGCAGATTATCAAGCCTATCGGTTATGGTGATGATCCACTTAACCAGCG